CACTCCGGCATTGCCCACGACCGTATCCCCAGGAATAGGTTCTAGGCCCGACACCGGAATATTACAACTCGACCCAAGAGCGCAGAATTGCCCGGCCACAGTAGTATAATCAATCGAGAGGTAGTTAGGAGTGATGTTGCCAAAGCCAATGTTCGCCAGGGCCGTGCCAGCCCCGAGAGCCGGTGCAGCGTCGGACCTCATAAACGTAAGGGCGCTCCCATTGACAGGAGTATTGCCTATGGAGGCCGTAGGATTGGCTCCGACCGGCAACACCCCGCAATCGCTCAGTAAGGTTCCTACAGCATTAGCAAAGCACGCCACATCGCTAATGACCGTCGTGGGCGGCCCAACTACAAACCCTCCAGAAAACGGGAACGTGTAAGTTGTCCCATTGACAATGAACTTGAGCGGCAGGGGCGGAGCCAATCCTCCAGCCCCATAAACGATCAACCCGCCGCCAGCGGAATTGGGGCTAAAGCAAAGATAATGATAGGAGGTCCCCGTCGACGGCCCATCATAGTCGCAATCGTTGGTTCCGTAGGGACCTGTCCCCGTGCCGGCATAGGGCGGTAGCCCCGACCCAATCATCGTCAACGCGAACTCAGAGGGATTGACTCCGGCATTACCACCCCTCGCCGGCCCGCTATCACTGATTGTCGGACTGCCTGCCCCGCGGTTGGTATAGACGGGCACATGACCAAAGACCCAAGGGCCATTCTGGAGGACAGCGCTCTGGCCAAAGGCCGCCAAAGGCAAAAGCAAAAGCAAAGCCTTTAAGCTAACCCTATTTACCTTTCCCATGACCTCAGTCCTCGCTTTAACAAGTTCCGCTGCCCGTCGGGGCGATGTTCCATTTTATTCCAAAGGCCGTCGACCACCCACCTGGCCCAAACCCAAACACGGCCTCACACGCTGCCACCCCATTAGTAAAGCCAAGCTTATCGGCTACCAACACACTTGCCTTGTCAATGTCCCAATAATCCGCCCCCTGGCCGCCCGATGTGGCATAGAAGCTCACCAGCTCAGTCCCAATTGGGTCAGTCGGATATGGATAAGGAATCGAATACGTCCCGCCCGCGAGAGTCAAACTCGTAAAAGAATACCCCGTGGCAATCCCGCCATCATGATTGGTAGTTCCCGAGGTGCTCAAAGTCAACGTATCCGAGCCTAAGGGTGAATTGATTACAATTCCCGTGATCAAGGCTGCCCCATGCCCACTTCCCGAAGGCTGGCAAGGTTTATCGGCGCAAATCCACCCGTTGTTCGTCACATACCAAGTCCCTCCGTTGGTGAATTGGCCCGTGGGAAGGGTGGCGGTAATGGCGGTGCCCGATAGGGCACTCAACGTCATAGGAAAGCTCGATGATGGCACTCGGTTATTGCCATAATCATGGCCTGATGACCAATCGCCGCTTACGGCGGCGTATTCTTGAGCCCAGGTCGAAAGCAAGGTTCCCAGAGGATAAAGCACATCATACCACTCCACTTGCATCAGATAGTAAGGGACCTCATCGGCCGTGTCCAACGCGGCGGTCGTAAATCCTTGTTCCATCCACTGAAAAAAGGCCAGCCCGTTGGCGTCCAAAAGTCCCAACTCATCCAAATGGTAGACCGAGAGAACAAAATACCCCAACTGCCAAAAGCTGGCAATATGGCCATTCCCTCCGGGAGAAGTCCACCTACCCCCAACCGGGGCATAAAGACTTCCAGTGGCCCCGCCAGTGCAAATGGCTGGTAAAGCCCCTGTGGTGTCACAAGTATTTTGGATATTCAATCCGGGCGGCGGGTTATTCGGGGCCGATGGCGTCGAAGGTACGCCCGAGTTCACCGCTACAAACCAATTCCTCAAATACGTCTGTCCGTGAACCTTTGGCCATCCAAGCACAGGCGAAGTCCCATCGGGCGTCATCGCCACGGCTTCGCCCAGGTTCCTAAAGTTCCACGCCGCACCCCTCATCTGGTCAATGAGGATGGGAATCCGGTTCAAACCAACACCCCCATATCCCGGCGGCTGGCTCAACCACCCAAAAAACGCGGCGGTCTGAAGATAGTCGGCCCAATACCAATCGCCCGTTAACAAATAAGCGGCGTAGCAAGGTTGGCCTAAGTGTGCCGTCTCTACATCCCAACTATTAACACTGGCGGTGGAAGGGTTATTAGCCGAAACTCCCACATTATAAATTCCCCACGACACAGCGCCGTTACTATAATACCAACCCTGAGTGCCCGTGACCGCCGTGTTTAGCATCGGCGTCAAGCCCGTGGTGGGGTCCCTGTAGTTCCAAGGCATAAGATTGGCTTTGTCCGCATCGGCAAACAACACGCCCCAAGGATAAGCCCCGGTCACTTGTGGACCTGCGGTGCCCGGTCCTACAGCAGCCCCAATCCCATCGTATTTGACTAGGGCACTTGTAACCCAATCGGGCTCAACGCCAATATCCGGCCTCTCACCACTGGCCTCAAGGTACATCGACAGGTCCCCAGCCAACCCATCTTGATATTGGCCCGTGGTACTACCGAGGTTGGCTTTGAAAGCTACGGGATTGGAACCCATCGTTAACAAGTTGGTTTTGCTATTGGTCATGGCACTAGCGGGCGTTGCATAAGGCAAAATCGCCCCGGCGGAAATCAAATACGCCGAAGGTCCTCCGGACGTGCCATTCCACAAAGCCCCCAAGTTGACATTGTAGCGGGGCACGGCCAAGCCCGTAAACCAAGCCTCTTGGCGGTGGCGGGACCCATACTGCTGGGTCATCCCCCAAAGGACATAGTTTCCGCTCGTCAATGTTCCACTCGCAAAAGCCTTGTAGACATTGACCACAACCACCGTCGGACTGGTATAGTTAACAATCTGGCCATAGCCCGTGCCATCGGTGATGAAACTCCCTAAGGAATTAATCGTAAACAACGACGAACTGGCAGTAAAGTTAGTCACGGCAGTGCTCACGTTGGACGTTATCGTGAGAGTTTGGACCGGCTTTGAATTGGGGAAACTGGGTAGTGTGGCCGTCCCAAATGTCTCCGCCAACCCATACCAATCATCCGTTACTAAATTCGTATTCTGCATCCACCCCGAGCCAATAATTCGATCCACCCTAATAGCAGTGATAGGATTGCCCACCGACACCGGGCCGCGGCCGTTCTTAAAGGCCATCACATCAAACATAACATAGAGTTGATTTCCCGAACCTTGGATCGCTGGACACCCGGCATGAACCCCAACCAACGTCAATGGCGTGTAGAGAATATACTCCGTTGCAAGGCCACCTCCATGACGCCACTGACCAAGGTTAACCGGCGTCGATTGGTTAGCCCAAATACCAGCGGCGCTGAGAGCCGTGGACAGTGAAGCCTGAAACACACATGAAAGCGTGTCCGAGCCCAACGAGTGATCGGTGATGGTGACAACGTAATCGTTATTGCCAACGCCAGTCAAAACCCCCTGAATATTAGCCAAACTAATGTCAGTGCCCGTGGCAGGAGGCAAGTCCACAGTCTTCACCGTCAGGACCCGATTTTGGCTGGCCGTTAGATTTGGCAAAATCACCGTCACCGCGTCCATACGGACGTTCGCCCCTAAATCCGATGCCCTCGAATCCTCCTGGACGGGAAGCAGTGTCACCCCGTCACTATCAACGACCTCAATCGACGATCCGCCCGACGTAATCAAGCCCGCGGCCAAAGGTAAGCCAAAAGTCACAGGCACATTAGTTTGGCTAAAGCCCGAGGTCTCGCTGACCACCATCGTGGTGACGGTGGTGCCTGGCGGCAATGGCTTCTTCCCCCCGCCAGGCTTAGTAACAAAGCCCGAGCAAAGGACAGCGGCGCAAAGGAGAAGAGAAACCTGAAGGCGAACCCGGGTCAATTGGTCACTCCCACGGTCTCGACTTCCACCGTCCAGTGGATTGTGTCCGACGTGGCTGTTGGCCCCTGGACACTAAGGACCAAGTTCGCCCCGGAAGGCGCGAACGTCAAGGCCATCCCAGTTATGACCCACGAATTTGTGACAATGATGGTTTGGTAGGTCGGCGACACATTCGTCAGCACCCCTCCAGTATTGACCACCAACCCCGGCAACAGCGACGTAATCGCCGCGTTATTGGCGGGCGTAGTGGCGTCATGGGCGGTGGCTGTGACCTTGTACGTCATCGCCTGTCCCGTGACAATGCCCAATTGGGCGCTAACCCCGTCCAAATAAATCACCGTGGGCGAGGCGGTGGTCGTTGTCCCCGTGAACGTATCGGTACAGATTTGGCTATCACCCGCCGTGAGAATCTTGGCGTTAGCATGGCAGACTTCGCCCGAGTTCCGCGCATAGCCATATTGGCCTCCCACGACGGCGGAGTTCGCCCCGGCGCTCGCATTGTTCTGCCCACCTACGACGGTCGCATTCGTAGCGCCCGCCGTATTATATTGGCCGCCTACGCTCGTCGCGGCCAATTGCGTAGCGCCAGAGCTATTACCCCCGACTACACTCGCGTACTGGCCGGTGGAATTGCTATTGCCGCCCCCGATGGCCAGGGAGTTGGAACCCGTGGCAATAACGTACTGACCAATCGCAATGGAGTTTGGGCCTTTCGCCCCGTAAGCTCCGCTATGGTCCTGGTTTTGCATGGCCAAAGCATACGGACCCGACGCATACGAGTTGCCAAAGGCCATAGCATAAGCGCCCGTAAGGGCGGTGGTAGCATTGGTGCCCATGGCCATCTGGCCGACGCCCGAGCCCCCAACCACCGCGGCGTCACCAATCGCCACTTGGCCCTGATAAGCTCCAACGGTAGGCGTCGTCGGTGTCCCAGCAGCCGAGCCAATGTAAAGCTCCGCCCCGCCTCCGCCTCCGCAAACGGTCCACGCCGGGTTGGCGCCAGCACCCAAAGTCTCCAAGCAATTGCCCGTGGGTCCGGGAGGTAAGGCCGCCCATCCAGTCCCCGACCGGTAGAGGATGGCGCCTTGGGTAGCCCCAATGGCTTCATCAATCATCGACGAAAGGCTAACGCCCATCGGCACCGCTGCTCCGCCCGTGTTATTGCCAATGACATAGCCACTGGCGATGGAGGGCAGCCCACTCCCCGGCACCGCCGCATAGATATGCCCCGCCCCATCAGTCGTGACAAAGGCAATGGCTCCCAGGGGAATCGTTATCGCCGCCCCCAATAAACCCCCATTGATCGAGTCGGCAGAGTTGGGCGTGAGCGTCACCGCGGCGCCCTCACCAAACACAATAATCCCGCCATTGATCGAAAGGCCCGTACTCACGGGCAAAGTCACATTAATGGCGGCGGCCGTAGCCGTAAAGTAATTCCAATTCACCCACTGCGCCGCCGTGACCGCGGTGCTAATGGCGATGTCGGTGGTGGCGCTACCGGGCGAATTAAGCAAGACGTAGCAAGTACAGCTCGTCGAATAACTTAAATCAAATTCCAACCCAACGACAATCTCGCCGCCCACCAACGGAGCCAGCCCTGCCACGGTCTGCCGTTCAATCGGTTCGGGCGATGTCACTCCCACGGCCAACGTCGAAGGCCCCGTGTTAGTGGCGGAGAAAATGGCCCTAATGACGTATTGGTCCGTGATGACGTAACCCGCGGGCGTAGGCGAGGCAATCGTGAAGGCATTGGCGATGTTGGTGGTATCCCCCACAAAAATCACCGAGGCCCCACCACCACCCGACGCGGAGAGAATCCCGCCCACCAGCGACAAGTTAGACCCCACGGTAACTGGCGTAATCTCTCCTACCAGCCCCGTCCCGCCATAAAGCTGGTTGGTGGCCGCCAAGGGTAGGGCCGTGGCAATTGGCACCCCGTCTAATTGGAGGACCGTAGGATTAGGGTAAGTCCCTCCCAAATCACCCCCGGCCACCCCACCAAAGCCCGTAGCACTCAAAACCCCTCCAACCAACGTAAGGTTACTTCCTAAACTCACTACGTTGGCCTGTCCGGCGATCGTCGAACCCCCATAAAGCTGGTTCAAGGCCGCGACCGGGATGGTGGTGATTGGCGAGCTGAGAACGCCGTTGATAGAAAACTGGAGGGGTCCTGGCGTAGCTCCACCGCCCGCTCCGTAGGCAATCAACCCGCCGCCCTGGGCGTTCGGCCCAAAGCAAATAAAATGATACGGACCCGTAATAGGCCCGTCGTAGTCGCAGATGTTGGTTCCGTAAGGCCCGCTTCCCGCATTGGCGTAGGGTGGAAGGCTCGGATACTGGCCTACCTCTGTCAGCAAAAGCTCGGTCAGCCCCGTTCCATAGGGACCTCCGGAGGCTGGCCCCGAGTCCAACATGGCCGGTGATCCAGAACCTGCCCCTATATACATAGGAACATGGCCGGGCACCCATGGCCCGGCCTGTAACATTGGACTTTGAGCAAAGGCGACGGGAGAGGCCAAAAGAAGGGAAAGGGCGAGGCGAAGGGAGGAGCTAAGAGACATATCAACCAGTCCTTTGTGTGTACCTACTTAAGGGCCAAGCCCCCGCCTTTCATTCGTCTTCGTCCTCTTCATCTTCCGACTCGATATCCAAATCTTCGATCTGGATTTCCACCCTTGCAGTCTTGCCTTCATCACTCTCAGCCGAGTTAACCGCAGTTACACGGCCCAAGAAATGGCCGTGAACCATTGCACCTACAAAGGCTTCACTCGGATCTAACTCTAGCTTCTCAAATTCCTTTTCGCAAAGGCAGATCCTCAGGCCGTACGGATACTCGGGCGTTGCCAGCTTCTCCCGCGCCCGGTCTTCATCGGACTTAGGAAACAACCATGGACTCTGATCGATTTTCTCATCATCGGTCAACTCCATCGAGACCATTTTCCTAAAGGCCATAGCTTAAACTCCCGCCTGAGGTACGCCCGCTCCACCAGCCGCCGGAGCACTCGGCGCCTGTGCTGGAGGCCCGCCATTGCCGCCCGCTGCACCTAACCCAGGCGCCCCGGCACCTGCCATCTCAGTCTCATGCCGAGCGTGCATCTTGTGACGCTCCTCGGTGTGCCGCTGGTGCATCTCATGATGGGCTTTGGTATGACGGTGGTGCATCTCCTCATGTTCGTGTTCGTGCTTCCGATGGAGTTGGGTCAGGCCCGCGTGATCACCCTCGGCGATTTCTCCATGCTCCTTCTCATGGCGTTCGTGAACCGTCCGATGTTCCTCCCGATGAAGCCCATGGAGGTTCCGGCGTTCCTCTTCATGCCGCTTGTGCATGGCCTTGCGCTCGACCGCGTGACGCCCACGGGCGCCTTCGGAGTGAGGCCCCTCGCCACTTTCCGGGGCGGGTTTGTTGCCTTCGGCGGCCTTCTCAACGCGCTTCTCGTTCCCAGGTTCCTTTTTCTCAGGTTCCCTTTTATAGAGGCTTTTCATGCCTCCGGGCTTCTTCTCCCCTTCGGGCTTCTTCTCCTCTTTTTCTGCCATAATCATAACTCCTAAGTTTTGTAGATTGACCGAAGGGACTTTTTCTTCTTCGCCCCTCCATGGTGCCAGCCTTCCATCGTCCTAGCCCGAATCGCATCGTCGCGAACCTCGGTATTGGAACTGTGGACGGCCTTGGAAAGTTTGGCGGAGGGGATCTTCTCCCCTTCGGGCACTCCTAATTCATGGTGGAGTTTGCCCTTTTGGCCGCCCGGATGAAATTCACTTTTACGCACCCATTGCTTCTTGGCCATAGGACAACTCCGTTATTTTTTGTAGAGGGATTTCCGAGGCTTCTTGGCCTTCTCGGGCAGTTTCCCACCCGGATCAGCATTGGCAAACTCCGTCGCGGCTTTGCCCTCGGCGGATTTTTTGCCCTTATTCGCCCAAGCCCAACGACGTTGGGCCTGCGAGACCGGCGGCACTTTTGCCCACCGCCGACTTAATTATGATACCACGTCGCCGTCGAGGCAACGTAGGTAATGCAATAGGCCGTGTTCACGAGAGTGGCCACCGGCATCGTCGGGTTCATGATCTGGCCAGTGTTCGCGGTCCACGTCAACGCCGAAATGATCTGGGTCGACGCAAAGCACTCCCGCTGCCCGTCACTCGGGCTTGGGGCCGTAGTCAAAGCCAACGTGGCGAGGGTGCCCGCCGGCGTCACGAAATAATACGCTTCCGTATTAGTAAAGATATAGGCCGCGCCCGTAAGCACCGCCCCGCCCTCAATATACGAAGGCACGCCGGCGATCTGTCCCGCCGTTACAAAATAGTTGGACGGTCCCGGAACTCCGTAGGGAATATCCTGGAACAAGTCCGTGGGATTGATAACCAACAACTGCGGCATCACAACGCCCGTGGTGCCGATCCCGCTTGGTGTGATCGCCCAGAGCGTTGCCGCCAGACCAATGGCCAAGCCAGCCACGGCTGAAGCCAAAAGATTGAGTTTACCTTTGAACATTTGCCTAACTCCTTAAAAATGGCCTTAATTCGTTCCAGTTCCTATACTCTGGAACAATCCGCCGCCACCGCCAGTGTACTCCACCAAGAAATCGCGGTAAGCAGCAACACCTATAGTCATCGTACCGATCAGCGTACCCCAACCAACGTTGGTCACGACGGTCCAAATACCGGCACCGCTACCGGCAGTATTGGCAATCCTCAACGTATAGGTCTGACCCACCACCGGCGGATTTGGAAACGCCGCAAACCAAGCCGCCACCGTAGGCAACTGAAGGTTCGTCGCCGCCACAATAGCACCGGTCATATCCAAGACCGTCGTCACGCTACCCCCTAAAATATTGGCTGGCGTGAGGACCGTCGGCGAGGCCACCGAGGCATTGACATTGACGACTAGTGGGGCCAAAGCCCCAAATGCTCCTGCCAAATCGGCAATCTGCAAGGTCGTTGCGCCAGCCCACTCCGGGCCGCCGCTCGCAAGAGAAACGATTTCCGCGCCCGTGAGGACGGTAAGGGCAGTTTGGCCCGGTTGAGTAGGAACTGGAGGCATAAAAGTAACTCCTAGATTGCGGCCGGCTGCGACACACTCATCGCGGCTGCGCCAGTTTGAGACAGCCTAAACTGGACGGGTGCCGAATACACCGTGCAATTCAGTCGGTATAGCACCCCCCTCTCAGGCTCATTGAGATACTCTGTCACCGTGACCGCGCCTAAGACCGCCTGCACGATCCAAGTACTCCCGCCATCGAACGACTTCTCCAAGTTAATGGTCCCGGAGGGCAAGATAGTCGAGCCCGTGAACGTCGCCAGCGCATCCACACCGCTCCCCGAAATGGCATTACCATTGCGCACGAAATTGAGCTGGTCATTGAGAGGATAGGGCGGAATTGGCTGGGCCGAAAGGGTAATCACCCCGACCTTGCCTGGGTTGTTGTAATTGGGTTGGCCGGTCACAATGGCCACAGTATCAATGGCGGTGACAGTCGTCCCCGGCACGATCCACCCTCGGAGGTCACTCACCGCGGCGCCCAATAGGCTATTCGATTGCGGTGTGCCCAAGCTCTGGCCGCCCGTAACGTCAATGTTCCTGGCCAAGGTGTCATTGTCATTGATATCGGCGGTCAGGTGATACGGTGCCATTAATAGGGTCACAGCCGTGCCGGCGATGGTCCCAATGGTGGTCCCAGGCGGCACCAACACTGAGTTGACGGCATCGCCCGCGGCCAATCCCACTCCACTTCCCACCACCGCAGCCAGCGACCCGGCCACCACCGTCAGACTAGTATTAACGTTGGCCCAAAGAGTAACATTAAAAGGCCCAAAGAAGCTGAACCTCGGCCCTGCTCCCAACCCCGTAATCGTGCCCTGAATCACGGCCTGGGCTAGGTCGCCGGGTGGAGGGGTGCCCCAGGCCGTGTGGTGAGGGCTTGAAGTCATGCCCATCAGACACCTCCCTGAGAATTATTTTGGGTAGCCGGCTTCGCAATTGTACCCAAAATCCTCACATGCGAAGCATTTGGATCATTTGGCAGGGCCAAATCCAATCCCGAGCTAAAGCGCTCCTTGGCAGTCTTGTCCTCCTGCCAATGCGGAACCTCGATCTCCTTCATCGACGCCGGTGGCGTCGAGTTAATAATCACGCCCCCTGCCGTCGCCCAAGGTGTCGCCCTTCCAAGATTAACGCCGAGGCCCTCCCATCCCCGCGAGGATCTGAATAGCCTAAAAATCTTCACGGCGTCCTCGTCCAGCGGGTACATACAATCGTTGGGCTCGCCGTCCCACCCGAAGGTCACAGGAATCATCGACCCATCCTTGGCTCGGTAGTAGGGATTGATCATCGTCTCATTGAGGACGCTTTTGTTCGTCGCCCGATATTGAGGCTTGACTCCCCTCGCCCGGCAATCCATGATCGCGGCGCCCATCTCCTCCAGAGCCTTCCTCCGGCGCTCCAACTCCTGCGGATCAATCCGCTTACGCTCCTCCGGCATACCCTGGTCCGACAACCGCGCAATCTGAAGTGCCAAAGCACCCATCAAGCTCTCGGCGTCGTCCGTGTTAGTGGTCTGGGCGACCTTCGGAACCAACTGGGCCAGGGCTTCCTTAATTTGCTCCGCCACGGCCGCTCCGACAGCGTTTTTGAACTCTGGGGTTTGGGTAAAATGCACCGGCTTTGCCCCAGGTCCCGGAGACCCCTCAACGCCGCCGCTTTCGACTGATTTAGCTGCTTCGGCCATAGTCCAACTCCATCAAAAAGAGGGGAGGGACCGCTCCCCTTACACGGTGTAGTTCTTCGCCGCGAACTTGTTGGTCTGGTCGTCGCGGACCATCGTGGTAATAACATAAGACACATTTCCGACGGTGAACTGAGTGGCCGCCGGTGTTGCGAAGTTGATGCGAATGTAGCGCGGAAGGGGCTGACCCTCGGGGAACACCGCGGCCCAATCCATGCGGATGGTCTGGCCGGCTACGAGATTGGCCGCCGTGATGGGGCCGGTTTCCTCATACGTCGTCCAGGCTCCAGGCAAATACCCTCCACCGACGCCGGTGTCGGGCGCTCCCTGGAACTGCATGTTGAGCGTCGCTGCCGTGATCGTCACCGCGGCCACCCCAATGGCGGCCTCGATTTGGATCTTGATTCCACCGATCGACGGGTCTTCCCCGAACAACACCCTGTTACCGATGACGTTCTGAGGGGCAGTTCCTACGCCAGACCCCAAAATATCAATCACATTCGGGGCCGGAAAGCCCGCGCCGAGGGCGCCCACGAAGCTCAGGGGCGGTCCTCCCACGGGCACGAAATTCAGTTGCGAATCGAGCTGCATGATGAAAAAGTCCTTTTTATAAGGTTGGTGGCCCTTCGCGCTGGCTTAGACCACGCGGCTTTCGGTGTTGACGATCTGGTCGACGATCTTGATCGGGATGCCCCTGTAGCTGTCAACTACCCGGCCATCATAATCATTCATCGACAACAAGACATTGCGATTGCGAATAGCCTGGATATTCATCCAATGCCGCAATGTGCGATTGCAGTAGAACACCGTCCGCACGCCGCCGGCGGCGTCCTCGGGCGCGTCGCTTTTGGTAATGCCCGATGTCGTCTTGGTGAGTTTGGGGAACAGCAACAGCATCTGATCCATAAAGGCGAACAAGTCCGCCCCGTTTGGCCCTGCCAAGCCGGCCGCCGTCACATCCAAATTCGCCAGTCGGACGCCATACCGCCAGTCCTTCGGGCAAAGTCCCGCCCGCTGCTCGAAGAGGATCGTATAGGCTTCAAACCGGTTGCCCACCGAGTCAAACCCAGGCGTTACAGTACCTTTGTCTTCGCTGAACAACCCCGCCCGGCTCTGTCGGGGGAAGATGCCGAAGATCGTCTCCGGACTCCATCCAATCAACCAAAGGCTGGTATTGGAAGTGCCGGTCCCGAGCCCATCAAGCACATTCGCCGCGTTCTGGGCATTGCCCAAGGTCACGGTATTATAAAACGGCGTCAGTCCCATGAACTGCGTCGGCAAAACGACGGTATTGCCATAAATGTAGGTTTCCGCGATGGTCTGGCTCATGCCTTCGAGAAAACCCACATCCTCGGACTCACGGAACTTCTCCGGATTACCGCTATCCTCGGCCAGCAACCGATCGACCTGGCTGTAGTCCCTGAGGGTGCCAATGCCGACCCGGCTCTTGGCGGTGGTGGTTTTCCCGTAGGGCGTGCCCTGATAATAGCTAATCCACGCGCCTGTCGGAATCGAAGTACGGAAGATGAACTCATGTCCGGTCCGCTCGTTGGCCTCCACCATCGGCAGATCATCGGTCATGTCATTGCATTGAGAAAGCATTTCTGCGATCACGGGGATTTCTCCGTCCGGATCAAGTCGATTGGCCACATCGACCATCGTCGGCCAGCTACCTGTACTCAAGGTACACCTCTTATTTAACTAAAACTATGGCACAATTGCCTTATAAAACCTTTATTTTCTAACATAGGAGCTACCGCTTATGTTAGGCCACATCCCGCATTTGCGCGGTACGGGCTATTGAAATCAACAAGTCTCGGAACGGCAGCGGCGAGCGCTGAACATCTCCTTTGAGATTTCAAACTGAGACACTACCGACAGTTTCCACGCTCAACAATACCGGAAGGCGATCTTCGACAACCGCACGCTCGCATTCGTCGAGACAACCACCCCAACCGCTGAAATTGAATTGATGGTCATTCCCGGTGATTTCTCGGTATGCGGATTCGACCGCATTTCGCATGGGGAAGTCGGCGCCGGGCGGCAAAACATCAACAGGACCGCCAATTTTGCACGTCCACACTTTCTCGCCAGTCGGCGGCGTCTGTTCGGATTTTCTCCACCGCCGAACATCGCTTGAATGCTCAATCGCGTTGGCGAACCAACCGGTCATCCACCCTTCGTCGGGAACTTCATGCCCGAGTTTCGCGCACATCTGGCAAAAAGCCGCCGCCCATTTGCTGGCATCGTCCCCCACAGCCTGGAGCATATGCGAGCCGTCCATATCGGCATAGTTGATGGTTTCAGTCATAGCTGCCTCCGTTAGTAATAGCGCCCAGTCTCAACCGCCTCGGCGATCTTGACGGCAAGGTATTCCGGTGATGCCCCAGCGTTTTCCGACAGGATCAAGCAGATACCGCCTGCATCCACATCCTTTACTCGCCGGTTCCAAGCTGGTCGAAGGTTCTCTGCCCTATCGACGTAGAGCGCGGCAATCATGACCACAACCTTCCTAACATTTTGCTTGGCCCTTCCTTTGGGGGAGTTTCCCCAAAATCCTCGGGGATCATACACTCTCGGACATTGCTCCGTCAAGGCTTTTGAAGCAACCTCGCAAGCTCGGTTGCTTCAAAAGCCTTGACCTCACATGTCCGAGAGTGTATGCCCCCTCGGCCTTTTGGGTCACTCCCCCTGCGGGGGGCCTTCGGTATAATAGGGGGCTCAAACTACCCTCCTCAATTTTTCGCTGTATTCGCATAAAGCGCCTTCATGCCTTTCCGGCTAGGAGGCTTACCATGATTCGGCGGCGGTCCCCCACCGGCCGGAGTTGGTGCAGGCTCGTCAAATGCCTTAGCTACATTCCAAAGCAATCGCCAAACCGCCGGGTGTTCGCCAGCGCCCGTGATATTGAGAAAGTCATCAAATTCTTTCCTACTTCTCTCGGGCACAAACAAATCTCTCATCCTCGCCACGGCGCCTTTGACAGTGGCAAAGCCACTACCGCCGAGTTCGGGATCACCCATCAACTGAGTTTGCCAAAGCTGACGGACCCCAGCCCAGGCTTTGTGTTGCTCCAGCAAAGTATTGGCCTGGTATTGAGTGACGGCAGCAGCATGAAGGTCATAAATTTTCTGGCCAACTTCGGGAGGAATATTATTGGCCTTAAGAATGTCGACGAAAGGCGTAATAGCAGCAGGGTCGATTGTAACTCCTTCGGGCGGGGTGAACTTATATTCAAGCGGAGGGGGCGCTGGTGTAGGTGCCGGTGTAGCGGTGGGCTCCGGGGCGGGCGTGGCAGCGGGGGCAGCGGTAGGTTCCGGTGTAGGGGCGGGCTCTGGGGCGGGCTCAGGGGCGGGCGTGGCGGCGGGCTCTACCGTTGTCGTGGCCAAAAGGCTCGGAACGTCAGTATGCTCAAATGCCTTCGGCGGAGGTTCGGGTGTGGCTACGGCCGGGGCGGGAGCAGGGGCGGGGGCGGGATCAACTGGTACTTCATCGGCCATTATTCTGTTTCCTTCGGCTTGGTGTTGGCGGCATAGTAAGGATCATTTTCGTCGTGCATCTTGAGAATCAACACCCGGTCATTCCTGGCCAGCATATGATAAAACCGAAAGCCAAGGTCCTGGCGGCCGGCCTCGAACCATGTCGCTTCCGGCTGAGGCACCCCGTTGGGACCGCAGGCGAATCTGGCGTCGAACGTGTGGGCGGCGTCCAAGAGCTTCCAAATGGCCCGCCGGCCGACCTCTGTGGCCATCACACTTTTCCAAAACTCAATCTCCTGCCGCTCGGCCAACTTGAGCTTTTGCCTCTTGCGCCCGATAGCACGCTCGTCGGCGGCATTATCGTTGGGCGGCTCTTCTTCCTCAATCAACTGACTTTAACTCCCTCAGGAATCACCAAGCCCGAAGGCCGGCGAACTCCATGAACCCGAGTCGAGGTTTTGGGTAGCTTTTTTGGCTTGGGGATGATAGGCCCGATGACCCCCGTGGCCTTAAACTCAAGCTCATGGGCCTGCTTTTGCAAGGCCCTAAGATTTTCGGCCAGCTTCCGAAACAGCGGAATGGCCTTGACTTTGGCATCCTTCGACGATGTGTGCCGAAGCCAATAACCGGCCCTCTCATGAACTTGGTTCATCAACATGCCCAGAGGAAACCACCGGCAGTCTCCATCCCGGTACTTGCCAATCTCGTTGCAAAGGCGTTCGATGATTTTGAGCCTCTTGCGCATCGAATCGTAAATGAATCCCCTAAACGGATGCACGGCAATCTTGTCGCACTCCTCGGCGGCCTGACGGAGTTCTTCTGTCAACTGGCCGAAAAGCTCCGCCTCGCTATAGCCTATCGTCATGCCGGTGCCCCAACCATCTGTCCCAATGCAGTGTCAGGCGTCGTCTTAGCTTGCCCGAGAGCCTGAGCAGCTTGGACGGCGGCCATTGACTGATTGGCGGCTTGAGCTTGTTGCGAGGCTTGGGCTTTGGCTTGGTCGTGGGCTTGTACTTCTTCGACCGTGTAAAGAATCTTCGGATTTGCATTGGCATATTCGACATATTCCCGCATAGCCTCGTCAAGATTAATGATCCTGAGGGGGCTTGGCACCCCGGCCGTTTGGGCGGCCTCTGTCAACTGGGCGCCCGTCAAAAGCACATCCTTCAGAGCTACGCTCTCAGCGGCCCTTTGTGCCAGCTTCATGATCGACGTGTAGACCAGCTTCAACGGCACATTCGCCAAACTCGGCGGCTTTGGCTTGAGCAACTTTCGCCGCGTGAGAATGGCCAACACCCGCTCAATGGCCGGGCCAGCTACCTCCGTCTCAAACAAGTGGATAAACGGCCCCAAGACCTGAAGGCGCTCCAAGTCTCGCTTCGTCAACTCCAGCTCGTTCCGGGGCTGAACCCCTTCCATCCGGCTGATCGCCATGAACACATCAACAAAAAAGCACCGATCGACTCGGGCATTGACGCCATCAATGTCCTTGCTAATGTGGGGCAGCCAATTGGCGTCGGGCTCAAAGAGCGGAAAAAATCCCTTCTTCCCGCCCTCGGAAGTGAAGTAGGTAATGTCTCCGGGTTTGATTGAGGCGGGCTCGTTTTTGAGTTCGGGAGTGGCGCCCATCGGCGGCCTAACACCCTTTTCAATAAACTCGCCCTTGCGCCGGGTTTCCGTCTGGACTTGGCGGACATCTCCGAGGGCATCCATCGCAGGGCCACGCCCGTAAGGATCATTGGAAACGGTGGACCAACGGGCGGCCATGAATGGCCTTTCATGAAAGCCCTTCCGGCTCAATTCCTTTTTCCCTGGATCGCCCTTGAGCCAATAAAACTCCCGGAACGTGAAGATCCCTGGCACCGGGTTGATCTTGGACCCCTTTTTGTCGCCGCGGCCTCGAAGGGGGTTATTGGGCTCAATCGAATGACAAACGACGTACTCGGTCTCCAAACTCCCGCCGCCGCTTTCCCACATCCCCTGGATTGAGGCCGGCACACTCTCAATGTCAAACATCTCGACGATGGCGCTCACCGTCATCACGAACTCGCGGGTGAAAACATCGACTGAGTTACGGGCTCCCGTAGCCAAAAAGAACTCACCCACACACGGCAGGTAAAGCCTAATGACATCGTAAAAATCCTCGTAGATGATAAAAACCGCGGTGCCAAATGTTGTCACGTCCTGAAACATTTGGGCCATCATCGTGTAAAAGTTACTCTGACCCAAGACCGTGTAAATCTTTTGCTCGGTGTCCTCCAACCAGCTCTGCCCGTCCCTATCAAGCTCAATCCAAGGCAGGGCGATGCCGAGCTTGAACCACGGGCGAGAGGGCGACGTGAGGCCGGACCAAAGCCCCGCAGCGCAAACCTGCATTGCCAATGTGGCGTTGGAGTCAATGATCTGATTATTGATCTGGCCGCCCTTCCACATCCGGTTGGCGACGATGACCCAATGATGGCGGCGGGGAAGAATGAACTCGGCCAAGACGTTCCAATGAGCCCACCAAGACCAACGCCAAGACCTCTGGGCGTTCATCCGAGTAGTCATGTGTTCGTAGATCGTGGGCCAGTCTTCATTGACCTCGGTGTCTTTGGCAGGCATCGGGGGGATTTGAGACAGTAGCGTCGGACCCATGCCTTCGTAAAAAGCTATATTCGAGTCTGGCATCCTACTGGCCTAAAAGAGTCTTGGAGGTTGTGGCCGGGGTGGGGGCGCCCTGGGGCGAGGTCATCAACGTATTGTCAAAGCCCGCGCCTGCGGCGGCTCCTGCGGCGGCGGTGGTGGCTGCACCGGCGCCTTGGGCCGACTGACTTGCCAACGTAGGCGGAATTGGGGGCGGAGGCGGCGCGGCGGGGGCTTTGCCCGGTGAGAGAAAACCCAACGAAAAATGCTCCCTATGGAAGGGCGTAGAACGAGGATGGAATTTTAATAGTAAAGCACGCGAGCGCGCACACGAGGGTTAAGAAAAGGAAGGACCAACCCAAAACCTAGTAAACGTGGGGCCTTGGTTAACCTCTCTGATTTTGCAAATGCCCCGTCGGATCTGGGTACGGGTCAAATTCAAACTGCATTTGCCGCCGGTTATGGCCCGGAAGTGCGCCTGGCCGGCCGCCCCACTCGTCGTAGGGGCGCATAACGGCCAGATTAATGCCAGTCATAACCAGATACCGAGTGGCGTCCATCAAGTGATCATCCAATTTGACGATTTTGCCCTTTTCGTCTCGCCTATAGATCCGATATTCATTCAGCCAATTGAGGCAGGTCTTGAAAACCTTCAATCGGCCCGTTGAAAGCCTGCTCCAGACCTTATAAAGGCCCGCTTGGACGGCATTATCGGCGGAAACTAGGCTCAATCCTAAGGCCATATATTCTTCCATTATCTTTTCGCCATCGCGCTGGCTATGTCCGTTAGCCGCGGGGTCAATTGTGCCCGGAACCCACAACCCCCGAGACTTTATTGCCTCGGCGTGGATTGGGGGTTCGGCCTCGCCCCGATAATATTCGTTGTAGAGGTAGAGGATGTCGGTTTCTGGGTCCAGCGCACCCCAAATAACCGCCGTCCGCCTCCAACCCACGTCCATTCCGTAGGCATATTTGTAATAGGCCGGAATGACAAAAGGCTCACACGTTACATCGTCTTCATCGACGGGGTAAATGGCGCCGGCTCCAAGGGAAGGTATGCCCTTAGTCCGGGCGGCCCTCTCATTCGGCAAATAACTGGCCTCAAGCGAGGCTTTGGCCGCGTCATCGAGGTGGGGAACGTCCTGCCAAGAGGCAAATACGGCGAATTTACTCATTGTGGCAACGCGCCTTCAAGACGGGCGCCACCGGGCATATAACTTAAGACTACGCCCGAGAGACCTTTTAGGGGCGTGAAGGTACACATTACGATCCCGGAGGGCTGGCCGGGGACTGTGGACATCGTGCGAGTTAGACCTTCAGTGTAAAGCCCGATGGGAGGTTCCTCATCAAACAACATCACCCCGACTTTCGACGCCTGAAAGCTTTCACGGCCCTGGTCGTAGGACTTCAAAACCAATCGCCAAGCTCCACCCGACTTGTGTTTGACGGTGATACTGTCAACGGCATCTGGTACGCCCGATCGGGGCGTCGTGTTTAGGATTTTGTCTGCGGGAATCAGGCCCGTCCCAAAGGCATTTGGCTTGCCTAACAGAGTCTCCTGGACGCTCTCGCGCACGGCCTTTGAGTCCTCGCCTGCCGCCCAGGCAGTGTCGGGCTCATAAAACCTTCGGCCGACCCACCAAGGAGGATACCAGCCGGTCATGTGGCACGTCAATTCATAACAGGCCGCCATGGTCTTGCCGACGCGGTTGGCGGCGATGAACCCGCGCTCTTGATGAATGGCTCCGGCCGCGAAGAAGGCCATGTGCTTAGGGTAGAGTTCTCGGCGGAGTGGCCCGGTGTCAGGAAAGAGCCTGTAAAGAAGGTTTTGTGATTGGATTTTTTGTTCCGCGTCCAGAAAAGCCACCAGCTTCGCAAGTTCCCGTGGCGGCAGGTTGGCGACCTGATCTTCCGTTAGATTGAGGAACTGGTCTGGGATCATGAGGTGAAAAACCTATACAAAATGTCAAGCCCATAGCGCAGCCGAGAAAGTTCGTAGAACTGCGGCATGTGATCGTCGATTACTACGAAGTCGATTAGCCGCCCAAGATCATAGGTCAAGGCCCGACGGAGGCGGAGGTAGTCCTGGCGGAGGATGGCGGCGGCCTCTGGGTCGGCATCGTAAGCTGAGACGCTGCCCCCTCCCCCGCCGGCCTGGAGCTTTGCCAAGCAGGAGTTCGAGCTTGGCCTTACGCCCGAGGCCACAAAATACAAATTCCGGTAGCGATTGCCACCAGAATGTTGGAGGTTGTCAATCAAATGATGAAAGAATAACTGCCCCAGGGCCGTGGAGGCGCGAGTATCACGGCCGGCGTCTGAAGTGGCAACGCACCCGAGGGCCAAGGACCGATGTCGCCGAAGCTCCACGGTCCCTAAGTCGAGCTTGGGTTTAAGCTGCCCCGAGGGATAACGATCACCTTCGGATTTTGGGCGTCCGGCGCGGGTCATGTTAAGGGGCTTTGTCATGACGGACTCCTATTTAGAATCGTTCTAATCAGCCGTCCCGTCTTCCCCTTGGAGGCCCGTGGGCGAGGGCGAGGGCGAGGGCGTGATGTCGATGATGGGGGGCTCCTTCGTCTGATCGACCAACTGCCCAATCCGCCGGAGGACGTTGGCGGCCTCAGCCCGGCGTTCCTCTTCCGACATTCGGAGGATTCGATTGAGGAGGTCGTCGGGCGGTGGCGGGGCGACCTTAGGCGGGGCGATTGTGCGATCGAGTCCGAGGGCGGCGATTTGGCGCAGCTCGGCCGAGGGAAGGGCAGCTCTCTTTCCGTCGTCCTCCAGCCGGACCACGAGTTCATCGACGGCCATTTCCGCGGCGTCTAGGAGCTTGGTTTTGACTCGCTGGGCGTCCTCCACCACGGCATCGTTGATCTGGTTTTCGTAGTAGGCGATTAGGTCCTTAAAGGCCGGGTCGCACCGCTGGAGATCGCCGACACGTTGGGGCGTCGAGCCGACGATCAAAGCTACCTCGCGGATGCTCTTGCCTTCGGCGAGGAGTTGGGCCTGGCGGTGGTGGATGGCCCGGAGAGTCTTTAGCGGCGGCGGTCCGCTGAGGGCGGGAGCGTTTGCGAAGTTGTGGAGGTCTTCCGGCGTGAGTTCGCGGGCGGCCTCCATTTGGAGGTTATTGGGCTGGCGTCCGGCGCGGAAGAAAAGGTCAACGGGCATAAGCGGGGCCTCAAGAGGTAGAAGGCGGGAGCGCTTCGCGGGGAGAGGAGCCGAGGACTGGCCCTGGTTTCGACCGTCCCGCCACAGTCCGGTCTTGGCCTCTTGGCCTTTGCTTGTCCTCGGCTCCAATGTCACCGGCGCTGCCGGGCGTAGGACCCAAATCACTACGGACGGCTAAAGATGCTGCCAAGGCGACAAAAGTAGTATAGCATAGGGGCAGAGCTACTAAGGATAGTGTCAATGGGTTAAGGTTACAAACTCCTAAACAGGGGGCTCTAAGGGCCTTGGCGGGGGGCGGGGAGCCCTGAGGAGTTAGAGGGGGAGCTTGTTTTGGCCGAGCCATTGGAGGACGGGCGGGTCTAGGGCTAGGGCTCGTTTGAGGGTACTCTCGGCCCTTGGCGCGTCGGGGCGTAGGTGCTTGGTAATGACTAGGGGGAAAACCTCCTGCCGGAAGATGTGGCCGATTACGGGACAATACAACTTGAGGAGCTTTTCGATGGCCTCTGGGACATAACTTAGCTTCGCTTCGACGATGACGATGCCGCCCGAAGGCCCAACGCGGAGGATGAAGTCGGGGGAGCAAAAGGCTTCGCCGAGGGAGTCTTCGAAGCGGAACCACGGCCCGTGGGCGACGTTGGCGGGGCCGAAGGCGGCCTGGAGGGCCTTGCCGAGCTTGCGCTCGTAGGCAAGTCCGAGTTTTTGGGCGGGGCTCTGGGCTTTTGGTAGGGGTTGGGCGCTGACGATAAAGGCGGCGCGGAGACCTTCGACAACTCTCATTTAGGCGGCCTGCGCCACCGGGAGGCCGTCATGAGGGCGGCGGCCTCCCGTTAGGCGAAACCAGGGATGGGCCTGGTTGGAGGGGGCGCGGTCTTGGGCGCGGAGGGCGGCCGCTTCGCGGGCGGCTCGAAGGAGAAATTCGGCCTGGGTCTCGCCTTGGAGAGCCCGAAGAGTCGCCTGGGTGCGCTCGGCGTTGGCTAGGGAATTGAAGTTAAACATTGGGCTCTCCTTTGTTTTACGTTATTGGTCTTCGGTAGATGATATACGTTATGTATGTGATATACCTTATTGGGTTTCGGTGGGTTATTGGTCTTCGGTAGGTTATTGGTCTCCGGTAGGTGATATACCTTATTACGTGCGACTGACCTCGGTGGGGTATCCCCCGGACATGGCTCACAAAAGTCTTTCAAAGTCAAGGTCTTTTTGTGGCAATGGCAAAGCCACGCCAGACCAAGGGCAGAAAGACCAAGAACAACAAAAGTAAAAGCCCAAAGTCCCATAACAATCTCAGAAAGAAAGTCTTTAATTAAAGGCAGAGGAGATAAATCTCCTCTGCCTTTTGTTAAAGGCTTTTAGTCGAAAAGACCAGAAGCTTTAATTTCGTCCACGCTAGGGGCGACAACAGAAGGCTTCTTGACCTTTGCCTTGTTCTCGGCCAAGACCAATTCCAAATGCTTTTGAACACGTGGGGCCTGTTTGACGCTATTCGTGATTTGGGCCACCATAGCATCGCGCGCTTCTTGGGCGCCCTTGCCTGCTGGCATGGAACGAATTGTTGATCCCAGCACGCCAGGCTGCCCAGAAGCCAGCAAAGCATTGTGCTCATCAATAATTTCGCTCCAGGCTCTAAGGCAGGCTTCATACTTCGCTTTTTCCAGCGAAGACATTTGGTCCGTGCCGACGTTTGGCGCATAGGCTAGATAAGCCTTCAACAAAGCTTCTTCGCTGCAAGGATTGACGGGAGGCGTTTCTCCCTTGGCAATAGCAGCATCGCGCTTCTTCTGCCATGCTGTAAAAGCAGCATCCTGGTTATTTTTGAATTGCCGACGATAAGCAGCATCAATAACCTTGGCTTCGGCATCGCTCAGAACCATGCCAGTGACAAAACGCACTGGCAAGGGAACATCGATTTCCCCTATCGTTGTGTCAACAGTACCATGGTCAACACTGACAATGGGCGTCTCGACGTTGGGCGTCTCGACTTCGGGCGTCTCGACGACAGGCGCTTGGATTTCGTTAACTTCGTTATCTTTGGTTTGTGCTTTTGACATTTTGAAACTTCCTTTGGGTCAGAAGAAAGGGACATTCCCCCTCTTCAAAAAGAATAATGACAGAAGCAAAGGCCCTTGTATATAAAAATCGTACCTACTTTGCGAGAAAGTTTTTGGGAGCGAAATGCAGAGAAAGGAAAGACAGAAAGGAAAAGGCTAGGGGAAGAGGCTAGGGGAAGCGCTAGGAAGCTCACTGATAGACGAAAACGCGCCTGGGTACGCAGTGCAGGCGCGCGCGCGCTTGCGCGTACATAGACCATACGCCAGGGGCTGCGCTAGGCGTAGCCTATTTGGGCTTACCCTAGCCAAATCGAGGGTGCGCGCCACGCCAAGCGCCAAGGCTGAAGTTTTACACTCAAAAGGTGCGCGCCATGCCAAGCGCCAGGGCTGGATAGGGCAGTTTCACCCTTAAAAGGTGCAATTTGGGGAGGGTAGCTGCACTTGTGGCGCTTGTGGGTACGATCAAGTGACTTGCTTGTCTGCCCAATAGGTCAAAAACTATAATCGCACCCTGAAAAAGGGCATTAATGAAGAGATGTATAAGAACTTGAATAGCAGGATGATTAGGGCTCTCAAAGCAAGTCCCTGTTCTCCACAAGTTTTGGTTGTGAAAATAATTCTCCGAAAGTTCTTGACTAAAAGTAAATTTCCGAGACGACCTTCAAAAAAAAAAATCTAGAGAAAGTCCGTGGCACTAATCCTCTCATTCTCTCATCCCCAGAGTGGGAGAACAGGGACTTCCTCTCAACCCCCCAAACTACCCTCTATTCACTACCCTATTCTATTCAAACTTCCAACTCCCACCTCTATTCAAACTTCCAACTCCCACCATTAACCCCTTCCCTCTAAACCCACCCTCTGCTACACTATCTCTAGTTCACTTCTTCACTTTCTTTTTAGGAGTACCCACTTAAAATGCCAAACCCTCCCGCCACCCCCACCACCCTCACCTATGCCGACTACACGGCCCTATTCCAACTTTTCTTCACAATGGACAAAGGCCGCTCTCCCGGCAGCAGAGGCAAAGCCGCCGCCGGCACCAGAGGCAGCCCCCCAGGCGGCCACTCCCCAACAATCCCCCGCTATCCCTACGCCCAAGAAGGCATCCAAATCATCTTCCTCTCCCTCGGCTACAACCCCTACGAAGCCCTTCGGCTTTTCCACCTCGCCCTAGCCTTCGGCGTCATCCGCCAAGTCTTCGGCTCCCGTTGGAAAACCAAAGGAGTATACAAGCCTTACAAAGGCCCCCGCTACATCCGCCAAGCCTGGTCATTCCACCTAGCCGAAATCATGGAACAAACCGCCCAAATCGAAGAAGCCCAAAGAGCCGCCCAAATCGAAGCCCAAGCCCAAACCCAAGCCCAAGCCCAAGGAAAGGCCCAAACCAAATGTCCATAACCCAAGACCGCCTCATGACCCTAATCGAAATCGCCGGCAAAACAATGGAGTATGCCAAAGCCCTACAAACCTCTGCCTTCCGCAATCTCCGCCAAGACCTCCTCAACATCAACCAAGCCCTAAAACAAACCTCCGATCCCTTCGTCATTATCGTCCTAAAAACCTACCAAAACCGCCTTAACACGCTGGAAACTTTCCAACATTCAACACCACTAGACGAAACCCTTTTTGAAAGGCTGGTCGAGGAAAGAACTCACTTCAAGTTCTCCAAAGGAAGGAACAATCGAGCTCGGGAATACTACGCCAACAAACGCGGAGAAGCTTACCAACCACGCCAACCAACCGCGCCAACCCCCTCGGCAAGAACCCAACCCACCCGACTCATCATCTCCCAAGAGGATATAAACCAAGCAGACTGGGAACTATACCAAGCAGACGTTGCCAAACAACGCGCCCAAGAGAACGCGGACCTTATCAAACAACGTGCCCAAGCCCAAGAAGACCTGGACCTTGCCACACAACGCGTCCAAGCGAACGCGGACCTTGCCACACAACGCGTCCAAGCGAACCTTGCCAGACTACACGCCAACTGCCAAGCCGCGGAGCGCAAAGCCTTCAACACTCCCCGCCCCCGCGAAGCGAACCAAGGCCCACCCCAAATCCCACCCCAAATCCCAACCTTCACCATGTCCCTCGAAACGGCCATGAGTATTCTCGGAATCACAGAGTTGCGCTTCCCACGCGAAGGCGAAGACCCATGGACAATAGACACGCCCCAAGCCCAAGAAGCCTACGAAAGGGTCTCAGCCGAACTCAATAACACTTCCTCTATTTTCTAACCCCCACCAAACCCAAACCCACGCGCGCTCGCAACGGTGGGGTCCGCCAAACCCATGCGCGCTCGCAACGGTAGCCAAAGCCAAACCCCCGCCAAGCTCGGATTGGTTAATGAAAGGTTAACCTAAGTTGGCATGCTTCTTGCATACTTCTTGCATAGAAACGAACCCTTGCAAGATACCCTCTTTTCTGTCATAATCCTCCTTCGACCCAGGCCAAGTCAGCGCTCGCGCTCCACCTCGGACTTTAAGCTAAGACTTAAGCTAAGACTTTAGAATTAAATCACATGCTAGGAAGTGCTCAAATGAAAACCACCGGAACCATCGAAACTACCAACGGTCATTTATTCACCCGAGACCAACTCCTTGACCTTGACTGGCTCCGTATGGAAGTTGAAACCATCATAGAACGCGACTACGGCATTAGTCCTGCTGGTCTTAAAGTCCTTGCCAAACTAAATGTCAATATCAAATGTCCAGAAGGCTCCGGCGCTATTCCCAAACTCAAACGTCAAGGCTTTGTTACCTACGAGACGCGTCCTTCCAAATACTACCCGAATTTCTTCACCAATATCCCTGTCATTACTCCCAAGGGCTTCGAAGCTCTCGCCGTCGCTCGTTCTCTAGGCTGGTAATTACCATGACCCAAACTCCCCAAATCATCATTACCTTTGTCGCCGGCTCGACCCATGACCTCCAAGTCGAAACGTGGATCAACGGCCAGCGCATCCTAACCCCGCTCCAAGACGGCACAGAAATCCTTCAAATCCGTTGCCTTCTCCAAGAGCAAAAGCTCAAAGCCCTAAACGCAGCCAAGATCGACACGGCCATTGCCAAACAAAAGGACGACAAACGTCGGGCCAAGATCCAAGATTACGTTAGGGAATATCACCCTCGCCAGCTCGCCCTTGTCATGGGCCACGAAGCGCGCCTCAAACCAAGCTCGGCCTCAAGCCCAAGCGAAGCCCAAACAGAAGCCAACTTCCTAATCGCCCTTGCTACCAAAAACGACATTTTTTAGTCCCTTCCCTAACTAGGAGTCACCATTATGTCTCGTTACTTCTCTATCTCTAACGGCCTTCGTGGCTGCTACATGCCTGACAGCGCTTCGATTGTTCGCGTTGATACGCGCAAAGAATTGAAAGCGCTTGTCACCTATGAGGCGCAGTTTGTCTTGAATGACGGGGACAAGGGCGGCAGCAAGAAGGCAATCGCCGCCGTAGTCGCGTCCACTTGGCGCGATCGTTCGGCCAGCTTGCCCTATTGCCTTACGATCAAGCCAGCTGGTTCCGGATCGTACCACTACGGACTTTTTATTGGTAACGCGACGCGCGCGGAATATCTCGCCAACGAAGAGGAATCGTGACCATGACCCAACTCCCCTGTATCCATTCTAACGGCACTTCTCGCCAATCCCTTTTCGACCAATACGAAACTGCTTGGCACGCCGTCGATAAGGCCCTCGACGCCCTTGGCGCCATCGAAGTCCACGGTCGCGATTACTATCCCCTCGGCAGCGAAGCCGCCTCCACCGCCCATAAAGAACATAGGGCGCGGATAAAGGCCCTCGCCACCGTAAAAGAAGAGCTTTTCCAAATCCTCGATCACATAGAAATGAAAAGACCCTAACTCCACCACCACCACCACCCAGAGCCGCCTAGCGGCACCACGGCCCGAGGGCCAAACCACGAAAGTCACCGCCACCATGACCCAAATTTTCATCCTCGCCCATCCGACCTCTACCTCCGTGGTAGGCCACTGACATGGCCCGTCGCACCCTCGCAGACTATGAAGCCATCATAGGCCAGCCACCCCGCGCCGGCAACACCAGTGCCATCTTAGACGCTACCGGCCACAACATCCACAAGGCCGAGGCCCTCACCGAATGGCTTGTTTTGAGCGGCATCCCAGCGAAGTCCGCTCGCCAAGCCTCTGCCTTCAACCGGGCCAAAGCCTATGCTATCCCCAATTATCTCGGTGGCTGGCGCAAAAACGTCAACCCTAGCTTTGCCATCCTGGCTGATGGTCTCGAAGCCCTCGAAAGCTTCGACTTTGACAGCCAAAGTCCAAGCCCAAGCCCAGGCCCAACCTCACCGGAGCCTCTCCCCACGTCCGAACCCATGCCAGAACCCCAACATCTCAAAACCATGATATCGGCCGAGGTCTCCACCGCCGTCGCCAAATTCATGTCCACTTACAAAGTCGAAGTTGAACTCGGCCCCAAAGAAAAGGCCAAAGTCCAAGAGTGGACTAGAAGCGAAGCCCAACTCGAAGCTGAGGCCGTGGCCCTAGCCACTATCACCAAGCTAATGCCCCCTCGGACCATCACCATCGCCAACCCCCTCAAGGGCACCACCATCCCTATCGGCCTTCAACACAAAAACTTCGACAAACTTCTTCGCGCTTGCCAAACCCGCGATCACAAAGGCCATCGCCTGAATATTTGGCTCACAGGCTCCACAGGCTCTGGCAAAACCTCGGCAGCAGCCGCCGTCGCCAAAGCCCTAGAGCTTCCTTTCGGCGCCGACAGCTCCCTGGACGCCGATTACAAAGTCTTTGGCTATAACAACGCCCAGGGCCAATATGTTGGCACTGAGTTCTTTCGGATCTTCACTGGAGGCGGCGTGTATATCGCCGATGAGATAGATGCCTGGCACCCTTCGGCCTTGGTCGCCCTCAACTCTGCCCTTGCCAACGGTTTTGCCAACTTCCCATGCGGTATGAAAACACGTCACCCCGACTGTATCATAATCGCTTGTGCTAATACTTGGGGCATGGGCGCGACCAACGATTATGTCGGGCGCTCAAAGCTTGACGCCGCCACGCTCAATCGGTTCCAACCTAAAATCGAGTGGCCCCTCGACGAAGACCTCGAAAGCGCCATAGCCCAAGCCCAGGCTGGCGATCTCGGCATTCGCTGGCACGATCTAGTCTGCAAAGTCCGTCGAGCCGCCTCTACCCAAGGAATTAAGATCATCATTAGCCCCCGAGATACTATCAACGGCATTGCCCTACTACTCCAAGGCTTCACTTGGGGCGAAACCGTGGAAATGACCTTTGGTGCAGGTCTAAGCCTCGACCAGCGCCGTTCTCTCCAACTCGGCCCTGAGCTAGTGTCCACCTTCAAGGTCGCCCATCACCAAGAGGCCCAAGGGGCAAAGGAGTTAGCAGAATGATCCGCCTCTTTGACAGCCCCAACTCCCTCGCCGAGGCTTATGCCATCGCCCGTCCTGGGAACGCCCGTCCTAGGAAAACTCACAGCCCCTACCTCCTCACATGGTTCGGCGGGGAAACTCGCGAGGAAAGCCTCCACCGAGCATCCGTCGGCGATGCCAGCCTCGTTCCCCAAGCCGAAGCCCTTCTATCGTCCTTTGACTTCGCCATCGAAACCCCTCACAAGGAAATCCACCCTTGCGTAGCCGGAGGCTGGCCCTCAATCCCCGACACTCTCGCCGGCAGGCCCCTAACCATGCGGCGGATCGTCCACCAACCCGACGAAAATGCGCCCATAACCATCCTAGTCATGGGCGTCAGTTCAGGCGAAATCAGCGCCCCCATCCTCCACCGTCGAGGCGTTGGTATCTTAGCCCTAGTCATGGCCCTAGCCCGCGCTCGGCCCATTACCCTCAAACAAGTCGCCACCATGCACGGCCACGACGCCGCAGGCGAAACCATTTTCGTCACTCACATCAACACAGCGCCCCTTGACCTCGCCTCGGCTTGCTGGACCCTAACTTCCCAAGGCTTCATGCGACGCATGAACTACGACCTCGCCGAGACCATCAACGGCTTCGATGGGAATTGGCCCCAAAAATATCGCTACGGCAATGCCCAATCCTATCTCGACTACATTGTCACCCTCCTCGGCTATGATCCTGCCACCACCCTCGTCATCAAGCCCGCGGAAGCAAACGACGATCTAGTTCGAAGGCCCGTCCAATGGATCACGGAGCAAGTAAACAAATTCATCACCAAAGATGAAGAAGAATAAAGGAACCCCACAAATGACCTCCATCCCCTACGCCAAGCTCTCGGAACTTCGACCCGGCGACAACCTGATCGCCGACATCGGCTTCAATTGCCTCCGCCCAGGCTTTGTTTGCAAAGTCTTCGCCGAAGGCGACCAACTCTACATCACCTGCGCCAAAGGAAGACACTGGCTGACCGAGCAACTCTACGGCGACACATTAGTCGGCTTTTGGCTTCAAGAAGAGAAGCCCAAAACCCAAAACCCCTCCAACCAAGGACCCCAATCATGACCTTCGGCCACAACCCCACCCATCCCCAAGCCAAAAAGGCCCGGGCCGCCTCGATCAAAGACGACCTACCCTATTGGCAACAAATCCAAGTAAACCTCATCTTCACCGCTCTAGGTACCACCCCCACCGCCACCAAGCAAGCCATCATCCGAGCCCTTCAGTTCGCCTATCGCAAAGGCTATACCAAAGGCTACGGCGATGGTACCAACATCGTCCAACAGGAAGCCCTCCCATCATGACCCCCCGCGAACGCGCAAGCGCCATTGCCGACGCCCAAAACGCTTTAGACAGGCTCAAGCCCCTCCGCTCCCGAGCCCAATTTCTAGGCCCAATCCTTGACCTGCCAAAAGGCCCTGAACTCCGTGTCGTCACGGCCTACTACTTACAGGATGGCGCCCTTTGGGCTCACGGCGTTTACCTCCACCGCCATTTCTTCGAGGCTTGGCTCCAGCCAAAGGACGCCCAGCCATGACCTCCGCTCACTCCATCCTCATTTACCAAGTCTTCGACTGGACCTCCGACGATGGCGCCCACCAAGTCCGTTTTTGGGCTACTCCTATCCTCGAAGCCATTGCCAAAGGCACCCTTCCCCATGAAAAACTAGCTGTCCTGCTCGACCGCGAATGGTGCCGTCTTTGGCTTACCAAGCGTGACCCCGATATCATCAAGGTCCGAGCCTTTACCCAAGCCCAAATCGACGAGCCCGTCCTCGGCATCGAAATACCCGAGCGCCATCCCAACGGCCATCCCACCATCCTCCTAATCGACGGTAGCCATCGAATGTACCGTCGCTATTTGGACAACTACGAAGATTGCCTCTGGCATGTAGTCCGCTACCCCCACTGGCTACCCTACAGCGAGAGCTTCGGCAAGCCCCTTCCCACACCCACACCCAAAACCAAAAACAAAGACCCATGGATATGGATATGAGCCCTCTCCCCGCGAAGCGGGGTGGAAACCCATGCGCGCTCGCAACGGTGGAGTCTGCCAGCCAACCCCAATCCAAACCCTCCAAGGAGCCTTCTCCCATGACCAAACCTAAATCCGCCACCTCCAACCCCGCCAATCCCAATCGTTGGGACCCCACCATCGCCGAAGCCTTCCCCAGTTTCGGCCCTCACTCTCGCGACCTCCTTAAATCCCTCATGCAAACGGCCTACCTAATCGGAAAAGTCGAAGGCATCACCCACGCCACCAAAATCCTCGGCCACGACCCCCTCTCTCAACCCCAGCCAAAGGACACTCGGCCATGACATCCCCCACTTCCTCCCTCCCCACTCTTAACTCCCTTACCATCTATGCCGAACTCCAAGCTCTCTTCGATGAAATCCGCCACCGAGTCGGCCCTTGCAACATTAGCCTATGGTCTTGGGCCTCCGACGAAGTAGACTTCCACATCAAAACTGGCTACGGCGCCAACGAGATCGAGGTCCGCGGCAAAGAAATTTGGGTCATTTGCGAAGAGTTCATCCGCCGCCGCGACTTTACCGAAGGCCAGAAGACCCTGAAACTAGGACCGCCCACCATCGACAACGAGCCCTAACCACGGCTTCGCTGCCAGGCGTAAGAGGGCCACAAGCAAGCTCCTTGTTTGTGGCCCTTTAGCGCTTGCCAGCCCCCTCCAAACCTGCTAAGATACCCTCTCACGTGGAGATCCTTCAAATGCCCCGGCCCTCCCATTACACCGACGTACTAAACGCCATTGTCAAGCAAATGAACCTCGACCGCGATATTTCTTCGACCGAAGAACTCATCATCCTGGCCGATATTTTCTCCCACTTCAACGGCGTCTATCACGTCGCCGCCAGCCTAACCCTAGAGGACACCATCCGCTTCGTCCACCGGATTATCTGCCACGCCTCGGCCGAATACTTTAAAGACGCCGCCGCGGACATGGCCCTCTTCAAGCGCCGCGAAAGGTCCCAGGCCACCCAGGCCACCCATCTCGGTTCTTCCAAACTCGACTAAGGGACCAAGCCTCGATGAACTACTTCGCCGCCGACAGGCCCAAACTCTCCCCCAGCAGCCGACCCATGTTCACGACCCTTCCCTATTCTCTGCCCCCTCTCATCATCAATCCAAAGGCCGAAGGCATTTTCACCGTCACCGTTTGGTTGGCGATGGAAACTAACGGCTTCCAACCTCACACTTGCGAAGTCACCACCCAGCGCCTAACCTATCTCCTAGAGGACTACATCGAAGACCCCGAGCTAATCTTAGCCCTGTTCTTCGGCTGGCATCCGCCCCAAGCCAAGCCCCAAGCCAAGCCCCAAGCCAAGCCCCAAGCCAAGCCCCAAGCCAAACCTACACCCTTCTTCCCAGTCCCTGAAGGATTTCTCTAATGACCCAACCCGCCACAACCCCCGCCACTACCCACGCCCGCCCCCGCAGGACCTCTGGCCTCTTCGTCACCACCCAAGACCCCGTCGTCGGCACCCTTCAATACGCCATCCAAACCTCGGGCCTTACCGCCGCCCAAATCGCCGCTGAGGCCCTATGCTCTTGGCAAACTGTCCAACGTATCGTCGACGGAGCTTCCAAGCAACCCCGCAATTCCACCGTCGAGCGCATCCTCCTCGCTTGTGGCGTTACACGACTACTATTCCGCCGCGATAGCGAAGGCAGAAAAGTAGAACTCACTCAGAGTTAATCCCATGACCCGAACCCCCCTCGATCGCACTAAGAAGAATTTTACTTCCCGCCAAATCTCTGGCTACCGTAGCCAACTCATTAGCGCGATTAATTGTTCGACCGACGGAGCCTACGCCGAAGTAGACCTCACCACGGCGAGGAACCTCGTCATGATCCTCAACCAAGCCATAGCTACGGAATACGCCAAAGAACACCCCTACGCTCAATCCTCAGAGGACATCCCCGAATGACCCACGATCTCAAACTCAAAGCCCTTTTGAACGCCGCCATTGCCAATGTTTGGAAAATCAAATCCATTGACATTGACACCGAAGCCTTGGTTCACCTGCTTCGTGAAATGGCCAACGAAGTTGAAGCCGAAGAAGACGACGAAAGCGCCGAAGCCGAGGCCCCAGACGCGGCCGAAATTCAGCGTCTGCGGATCGAGAACGGGCAATTGCGGAAAGAACTGGAGCATATTCAAGCCAACCATCCGAACCGACCGAAGAATGAAGAGCGCGCTGTTCTGGTTACGACCGCGCATCGTGGTGTTTTCTTTGGCTACGCGACAGAGACCGATGGCGCGGTGATCAAACTGCGCGCCGCTCGGAACTGCATATATTGGCCTCCTGAAAACAAGGGATTTCTTGGGCTCGCAACAGAAGGTCCGAAGTCTGGCGCGAGAGTAGGCCCTGCCGCTGACATCGAACTCCGTGACATCACTTGCGTTGCGGCGTGCACCGATAAAGCGGTAGAGGCATGGGAAAAGGCACCATGGAAATGAGCCATGAACCCCAAGTCATTATTTTGCGAGGTGAACCGCCTAGTAAAATAAGCTCTAGCTATGGCTCAGGCTATGGCTTGGGCGATGGCTCAGGCTATGGCTCGGGCTATGGCTCGGGCCATGGCTCGGGCTATGGCTATGGCTCGGGCGATGGCTCAGGCTCTGGCTTTGGCAATGGCTCAGGCTATGGCTCGGGCTATGGCTCGGGCCATGGCTCGGGCTATGGCTCGGGCTATGGCTATGGCGATGGCAATGGCTCAGGCTATGGCATGGGCATTGGCATGGGCATGGGCTATGGCTGATGGCTATGGCTCCGGCGACGGCAATGGCTTTGGCATTGGCTCAGGCTATGGCTATGGCTATGGCTACGGCAACGGCAATGGCTTTGGCGTTGGCTATGGCCATGGCTCGGGCAATGGCTCAGGTTATGGCTGGTTCGATGGCATTGGCTATGGCTCAGGCGATGGCTCAGGCTATGGCATGGGCATGGGCTTGAGCGATGGCTCTGGCTCTGGCGATGGCTCTGGCTCTGGCTTTGGCTATTATGGCAATGGCAATGGCTTGGGCGATGGCTCTGGCTCTGCCTTTGGCGATGGCTTGGGCAACGGCAATGGCTTTGGCGATGGCTTAAGCTATGGCTGATGGCTATGGCTACGGCAACGGCAATGGCTTGGGCAATGGCTATGGCTATGGCTCGGGCGATGGCTCAGGCTATGGCATTGGCAATGGCTCAGGCTATAGCTCAGGCTATGGCTCAGGCTATGGCATGGGCGATGGCTCAGGCAATGGCATGGGCAATGGCTATGGCTATGGCTATGGCTTGGGCGATGGCTCTGGCTCTGGCTCGGGCTTTGGCTCTGGCTCGGGCTATGGCTCGGGCTATGGCTCTAGCAACAGCGAACTCAATTTGAGGACCAACCCTAAGTAAAAGGAACTGCATGATGAACTCCGCCACAACTCTAACCTTTCCCATCGTCGGAGCTTACTACCACAAGCCCGCCCAAAGCATACTCTCGGTCCTAGCCCTCGGCACCGAACTTTGGCTCCATCCAGACCCGTCCAACCCTTACGACTCCCACGCCGTCGAGGTCATCCTCAAAGCAGGGAACCTTAGCGAAGCTGCCTTAGCCATCTTAGCCGAGAAGCTCCCTTACGACGGCTTTACCATCGACCAATTTCTTTCTTGGTCTCAGGTAATGCTCGGCTTCCTATCCCGCGGCGCAGCCACCCCGGCCATAACCCGAAGCCCCATCGACCTCAAGGGAACCTATTGGCTTTCGGCCCGTCAAACCCATTGTATCCAAGTCCAGCAAGTCCAGGCCGAGATCATTTCCCTCGACGCCCAACTAAAGGTCTTAACTCCATGATCATGTTCATAGCCAACATCGCCATTGACCTTCCTTCGCGCTTTTCTCCAGGCGACATCCTAGATGACGACTCGGCCGCCGTCCTCCAGCACGAGTTCATCAAGCGTCTCGGCGCTCAAATTCGGTGGCGCCTCTCGCGGGGCGAAATCACCCCCAACAACCTCCTGTCCGAGGCCCTCTCAATGGCCCATAGCTTTGAGTTTTCCTGGACCCCCAACGATGATGACGACCCCCTTACGGACGAGGCGATGATCATTGCTAAAGACCTCATCATTCAACAACTGGCGGCAGATGGCATCACCATCTTCCCCAACCTAGACAACCACGCTCGGACCCTAGCCCAAAATTCCCCCGAGCTTCGCAAGCAGGCCCTCACCCGGATCGAAACCCGCTATCGGATCGGGGAAGAGGCTATCCGCAAATTGCGCGAGACCCAATAAAATGCTCATAACCATCTTCACGGACATTTCTTATGATCCAAAGCTCGGCGTCGCCGCCTGGGCGGCTTGGGGCAAGATCAACGGCCAGACCTTTAGGCACAGCGCCCTCTTTACCACCAAAATGCACGAGTCTGCCATCGCCGAAGTCTATGGCGCCGTCAACGGCATCATCAAAATCATGAGTGAGGCCCTAAAGGCTGGTCATCGCCCGAGTGCCATCCTCCTCCAATTCGATTGCATGACCGTCGAACACGCTCTAGGCCCCAAATTTTATGAATGTCAAATCCTCAAGACCTATAAAAAGGCCCGTGAAACCCTCTCCACCTTCTTCGCCCAATTTGAGGCTAACCGCCCAAAATTAATCTTCCGCCACGTCAAAGGCCACCAAGGATATGGAACCGCGCGATCTGCCGTCAATAGTTGGTGCGATAAAGAAAGCCGAAAACTAATGCAAGAAGAAAGAGAACGGCTAAGCAAAGCTCGGACCCTCGACGAAGCTCAGGCCGCCACCAACGTCATTGTCCTTATTCCCGCGGCCAACGCGGCCAACGCGGCCAAGCGTGCCGTTTAATGTCTCACTCAACCCCTTTGAAACTTCTGGCCGCCCGCCTTCTGTACAAGGCCCTCGATTGCAAAATTGGTTTAGTTGTTACCACCTCAGACCCCGTCAAAGCGAAAGCCATTTTCTATCGCTTCCGCCGTGAAATTGGAGACCCTTTGTTAATGAGCCTCAAAATCTACATCTCGCCCACTAACCCAACCTCGGAGCTTTGGCTCCTACGGACAGAGGAAGAGGCAAAAGAAGAGGCTTCACCACAATCATGAGCGCCACAATCAACTCCCTCCGTAATCGCTCTGCCTCCTCCGCCATGGGCTTTTTAGTCAATTGGTATTCCTGCCATGGCTTCTTCGCCGCCGCAGCTAATGTCTGGAGCATTTACTACAACAATCCCGATTTCAACGACCTTCTCAAATCCCTTAAAGCCTTCGACGCCACCAAAGGAAAAACTGTATGGACCACTCCCCCGAAATGACTTCCTCCGTCCTCACGCCCTTGCCTTGCCCCTGGGGGTGGTGTCTTCCCAAAATCCTCGGGGATTATACACTCTCGGACATTGCTCCGTCAAGGTCTTTAAGGGCAACCTCGCAAGCTCGGTTGCCCTTAAAGACCTTGACCTCGCATGTCCGAGAGTGTATAACCCCTCGGCATTTTGGGTCACACCACCCCAAAGGGCAGGCACCGCCTCTCCACCCCCGCGATATCATCTACAACATCCTAGCCAACACCAAATCCAACATCATAGGTCTACTCAATATTCTCGGAGAGAAGGAATAAAATCATGGGCTTTTACATCAATCCCCCCGATCAAACCAAAGAGGAATTTCTCTACGACCACGGCTTTCGCCTCCGCCCCGAAGAACTTCCCTCGTCCTTTGACTTCGCCAACAGCATACATCTCCCCGTGTGCTTAGTCGATAACGGCGCCTTCACCGCCGCTGGCATCGCCTACTGCCAAGCCGAATATGAACGCTTTCTCGACGGCGCCGACCGCCCTAAAAAGTGGTACTTAGTTTCTAAGGCCAATCTCAAACCTTACTACTCTCCTTCTTTGGGAGGCAGCTTATGACCCTTAACCTCAACGCCCTCTGGACCCGCGTCTACGAAAAGGCCATCGACGACGGCCTAGATGAAGACGAAGCTCTCGCCTTGGCCGACGAATCCCTTTGGGACTACGCCGATTATGAAAACGACCGCCGGCGGGACGAAGGTCTTTAAAAATCTCCCGCCCTTAACCTCAAGGACCTTCCCTAATGCCTAAAATCTCTGATGAGCCACTGGAATTTGTCAAGGTCCGCCTTTTTCAGCGCGATCTCATCCAACTCAAACGGACCTACGGCGCCACCATCGGCATTAACAAGGCCATTCGAACCATCATCCGATCCCACGTCATTGCCCTCAACGCCGAGGTCATCCGCCAAATCGACGTAATCGAACGGTCGCCCGAAGGCCCTTCAAGCCCCTCAACCTCAATCCCGGAGCTTCCCCATGGATGACTTCATCACCAACCTCCACCGAGCCACAGTCCTACTCCAAAAGGCCACCTTGAACAACAAAGACTTCTCGGCCAGTGAGAAACTCACCGCCAGCATCTTGATAGATGTCGGCAGCGGGCTAATCGCCGACATCCATCGCATCGACATCATCCTCGAAGAAATCCTCATTTGCCTAAGGCCCCGGTCATGACCTCTAAGCCCTCTCCACCAGACTCCCCGCCGGCCTCGGATCTTTTCGCCGACGCCCTAAGCGCTGCCCCGTCTCCCCTCCTCGAAGCCGACCAGGCATCTCTCGACATTCTCACCGACGAACGCCTGGCGGACCTCTTTAACAAAAGCCCCTCGGATACCCTCGACTCTGAACTTCAAGCCATGGCCCGATATTACCGCTCCAAACGCACTCAGTTCCTCCAAGAGGAAGCCCGAAAGTCCTCGGAACCTCCTCGCCAACGCAAGACCGCCAAGAGCGTCGCGGAAGCTCTCGAACTCTCTCAACTCCTGGACGCCGCCAAAACCGGAGACCTATTCTAATGGCCATCGAAATAGGCATCACCCAACCCACCGGCACCTGGTCGCCCATCAACTCCCGCCACCAACTCGCATGGGACTCGACCTCTCTCGGCGAGTTCAAGACCTGCGCTAGGCGCTACTTCTACCGCATCGTCATGGGCCTAACTCCCCGCGATGTCAGCGCCCACCTAACCTTCGGCCTAATCTACCACTCGGCCCTCGAAACCTATGACAATGCCAAAGCTCAGGGCTCAACCCACTCCGCCGCCGTGATCATTGCCCTCCGCCACACGCTAGAAAAAACCTGGGACTCTGCCCTTGGGCGTCCATGGACCTCGGACATTCCCACCAAAACCCGCGAAACCTTGGTCCGCTCAATCCTGTGGTATCTGGAAAACTTCTCCGACGATCCCGCCTCCACCATCATCCTAGCCAATGGTCGGGCCGCCGTCGAACTCAGCTTCCGCTTTGAGTCGGGTCTCAACTCCTCCGACGGCCAACCCTACCTCATCTCCGGCCACATGGACCGCATGGTCAACTTCATGGACCGCCCGTGGGGCCTTGATCGCAAGACCACCCGATCAGCCCTCAACAGCGACTACGCCACCCACTACTCCCCCGACAACCAAATCTCCCTCTATTCCGTAGCCGGGTCCTTAATCTTCGGTGAGCCCATCGCCGGATTCCTCATCGACGCCGCCCAAATCGGCGTCGGCTTTAGCCGTTTCTGGCGCTTTCCCGTCACCCGCACCCAAGCCCAACTCAGCGAGTGGATGGCGGACTTGGAGTTCTGGCTCTCCTACGCCGAACACTGTGCCAAGATCAACCATTGGCCCCAAAACGACCGAGCCTGTGGCAACTTCGAGCGGGTTCTCGACACCAAAGACACCAGCCAAACCTCCGGCTACGCCGGCGGCTGTCCTTATCGCACCCTTTGCGGCGTTAGCCCTTCAGCCCGCCCCGCCCTTTACAAAGCCTACGACGTTAGTCCGTGGGACCCCCTAATTCCTCGGGGAGAAACTTAAATGGCCTATTTCCAAACCTTGGTCTTTACCCTTGCTATGGCAATAGCCACGGCCTTCGCCCTCACCTATGCCATCCACCAAATCAAAACCGAAGACATCCGATGGCTGAGGGTCCTTTGGTACATCTGCACCATTTGGCTCATCGTAGTCTTTGCCCTTTGGTTCTGGGAACTCTGCTACGGCATTTACAAAGGACTTTCCTTATGGCTTTAATTGACCCCACCAAAAACCCCGCCAAGGTCCTCCTCATCGGCAAGCAAGGCCATGGCAAAACCGGCGCCGTCGCCTCCCTTGTTGCCGCGGGATACAAACTCCGCATGATCGACACTGACAAAGGCGCCAACATCCTTCGGAGCCTGTTGACCGACCCTCACTACCCCTATGCCAAGATCATGGCGGCCAATGGCCTGACCTACGAGACCTCGGTCTCCATCGCCCCCATCTCCATCCCCATGGGCATCCGCACCGTCCGCATCAAAGTCGGCGACACCGAAACCACGGAAAACATCCTAGCCCCCAAAAACGCTAACGCCTGGCTTCGAATCGGTGAACTCCTCAACAAATGGAAAGTCGACGGAAAGGAACTTGGCGGCATCGGTGATTGGGGCAGCGATGTCATTTTGGATTTTGACACTCTCTCTACCATGGCCAAAATGACCTACTACTTTAGCCAATCCCTCAACTCCCGCCTCGGCGTCCGCGAACAAGGCTTCAGCCACATGCAAGACATCAACGGCGCCCAGAACCAACTCAGCCGCCTTTTGGAACTTTTGGCCGATGATAACCTCCGCTGCAACGTCATCGTCAATTCCCACATAATCTGGATCGACGAAAACCGTACCCGGAACAAAACCTACGACGACAGCCAAGGCCAAGGCCAAGGCCAAGGCCAAGGCCAAGGCCCGGGCCAACCCTCCTTCTCCAACATCGTCATGAATTGGGAAGGCTTCCCCGAAGCCATCGGCCAACAGCTATCTCAAAAGCTAGGCAAGCATTTCAATGATGTCTACAACATCCGCCAAAGCGGCTCAGGCACCACGGTCAAGCGGGTCATTTCCACCGTGCCCTTGGAAGGCATCGCCACCAAAAACTCTACGTGGCTCGAACGTGAATACCCCCAAACCTCGGGCCTAGCCTCAATTTTCGCCGCTCTCCGAGGCGAATCTCTGCCCCCCGATTTCGTTTCCTCCATCACCAAACCCGGCATCGCCACAGCCGGGCTAAAGCCCAAGCCTAGCACTAGCGAAGCCCCAAGCGGAGCGGACTAAGCCCTCGCCTTCGCCCAACTCTTCGCTTTTGCCTCGGCTTGTGTTTTCTTTGTGGCCTAACTAAGGACCTTTACCATGTCAACAGAACAAGTCGTTAACTACCGCGAACTCCTATCTCAACCTTCGGACAGTTTCCAACGTCCACCCTCCATGCCCGCGGGCCACTACATTGCCACCATCAAAACCCACCAGTTCGACAAAAGCTCCAAAAAGGCAACTCCCTTAGTAAGGTTTTTATTCTCTCCACGTGAAGCCACGTCGGACGTGGACGAAGAAGCCTTAGCCAACGTCGATCTCACAGAAAAAGAACTTCGCAAGGAGTTCTACATCACGCCGAAAGCCCTTTGGCGCCTAAACAAGTTCCTCGACGACGTACTCGGCCCTCAGGAAGGTCGGAGCTTCGACGAACGCATCCCCGAAGTCAAAGGCGTCGAAGTCCAAATCGGCGTGACCCTCAGGTTCTCGGACGATGGTGAAATGGACTTCAATGACGTGACGACGGTAGTAGCCACCGCCTAACCAAAAGGGGAGGGGCAGCCTTGGCTGTTCCTCCCCCGCAGGAGACCCTCAAATGACCAAACCCCCTCGTCCCTCCAAAACCCTTATCACCGCCACCACCAGAGCCCTTGCCGACGAAAGCAAGATCATCGAAGCTGGTTGGCTCGGCCTCAAACACTTAGCCATCCCGCCCGATGCCCCCGCCATCCAGCTCGAAGAAATGCGAAATGCGTTTTTCGCGGGCGCCCACCACGTCTTCAACTCCATAATAGTCTTTTTGAGCACAGGCGAGGAAGTCACAGAGGCCGACCTCACCCGCATGAGCAACATTAACGACGAACTGCAAGCCTTTTTAATCGAGTTCTCACATCACCACAACTTAAGGGAGCCCGAATGACCGAGCCCTCGACCCACGAAGAAAAGGTCGTCCAAATGCTACGGACTCTTGTCACTTGGCTAACCAAAACCTTCGAAAATGATCTCGGCCCAATCCCTTACTCCGACATCAATTTCATTCTAATCGTTCAGGCCCGATCCCTAGTCCAACTGAACTCGACCCTAGAAGCCGAGTCAGTCGCCTCCGTCCTCAAACACATTCTGGAAGGGCTTGAAGACGACGAAGACACAACTCCCACGGGCATTCTCAAACCCAACTAAGAGGACCCTTTCCATGACCTCGCTCGACGATCTCATCGACCCAAAGCTCATCACCATCCGCCGTGACAAACGCCAGCGGCGGATGATTCCGTTGGATGCAGACTTCAAAAAGTCCATCTCCAAACGCATCATTTCCCCCATCATCGTCAATGACATCGACGGTGAGCTGGTCTTAGTCGCCGGGGAACGGCGCCTCACAGCGGCCTTAGAATTGGGCTTGGCCCTAGTCCCCATCCGCCGCTTTCAGGACCTCTCCCCCGAGGACGCCCAAATCACGGAAATGGAGGAAAACCTCAAGCGCCTCGACCTCCCCTGGAGGGATTTTGTCCGAGCCATCGGCCAAATCCACACCATTTTCCTCCAACGTGACCCCCAATGGAGCCTAGCTCAGACGGCCTCTGAAGTCCACTTCTCCTACGAGTACGTCCGCATGATCCTCCAAGTCTACCAGTCCCTCGACTCGGAAAAAATCGCCCAGGCCACCGGAGTTGAAAACGCTCACAACATACTCCTTCGCCTAGCCGATCGCATGGCGGAGGGTATCGTCAGCAACATCCTTAACCAAGGCACCGCAATATTTCAGGCTTCACCCCCACCATCACCCTCGCCAACCCCAAGCCCAGGCCCAACCTCCGGCCCCGCCTCCGGCCCAACCTCCGGCCCCATTCCTCCACCATCCCCGCCGCCTCCACCACCCCCGCCTCCACCCGCAATAACTCAAGCCGATTTCATCCCATGGGCCGATGCCTACACCGGCCCAAAGTTCAACTTCATTCACGTAGATTTTCCCTACGGGACTTACAAAGGTGACGACAGCAGCGGGACATATGCTGTTACCGAGTTCTATGACAATACTCCCGAGGTCTACCTAAATCTTCTTCACGCCCTCTGCCGCAACCTCGATCGCCTAATCTCCCACTCGGCCCACCTAATGTTCTGGTTCGACATGAAATTTTACACGGAAACTTTCCAAAAGCTTACCGCCTCAGGTCTCGTAGTCCATCCGCACCCCCTGATCTGGCACAAAACCATCGGAGGCGTAATGCCCGGTAACTCCGTTAGCCATCCTCGGCGTACTTACGACACCGCGCTGCTTTGCGTGAAGGGTAATCGGCCCTTCGTCAAACCCGGCGCCTCCAGCTATGCTGCCCCGCCCGTCCACTCTAAGGTCCACCCAAGCCAAAAGCCCGAGCCCATGCTCCGCTTTTTCTTTTCAATGTTCGTCGACGTTCACACCACAATGCTGGACCCCACCTGCGGCTCGGGTTCAGCCCTCAAAGCCGCCGAAGACCTCGGAGCCAAGAGTGTCCTCGGCCTAGAACTCGACCCCGAGTACGTCGCCCAAGCCAACGCCGCCATGGTCACTGCCCGAATCCTCCGTATAGCCGGAAGATAGAGAAAAGCCAAAAAATGACAATCAAGGCCCTCATCGTTGCCGAAGCCTATGGCGACCGCGAAGAACGCTACCAACACCACTTGGTCGGCCCCACCGGGCGTGAACTCGCCGTCATGATGAAAGCGGCGGGCATGATCCCCGAAGGCCCTCCAGAGCACGCCACCGAGTCCCAAATGATCGAATTTTGGCGAATGGCCAAGACAGACTTCGGCATCGTCGCCACCAACGTCTTCAACCTCCGCCCTCCGGACAACAACCTCGACGCCTTTTTCACCACCAAAACCCTCGGCCTCACCACCTATCCCCCTTACCTCCGAGGCAAATATCTCCGCCCCGAGTATGCCCATCACGTTGAAAAGCTTTGGCACTTAATCTCGGACCTCCGCCCCAACCTCCTCATTTGCCTCGGCAATGCTGCCCTGTGGGCCGTCCTCCGTCGTACTGGCATCAGCAACCTCCGCGGGACAACCTCCCTATGCCCGGACCTCCAAATCAAGACCCTCGCCACCTTTCACCCGGCCTCACTATTCAAAGGCGCTTCCTCCTGGGCCAACCGCCCCATTATCATAGGCGACCTCACAAAGGCCGCCAGGGAAATGGAGACCCCAGACATCTCCCGGACCAAGCGCTGGTTTTTGGTCAGCCCCACCCTAGCCGAAATCGCCCGCTGGTTCGAGGTCCCCGCCACCCACTACGCCGTCGACATCGAAACGGGCCGAGCCATCTACACCAAGCTCGAACTCAAAACTTTCTCGCCCCAAATGCACGCCATCCTCAACCGCCAAATCTCCATGATCGGTTTTGCCCGAAACAAAACGAACGCCATCTGTATTCCGTTCATGACCCGCCATTCCCCCGACCTCAACTACTGGGCTACGGAAGCTGAGGAAGTCAAGGCCCTACACCTAATCCAAAAAGCTCTCGCCAAACCCATCCCCAAAATCTTCCAAAACGGCATCTTTGACATTCCGTTCCTCTGGTCCTACGGCCTCCGACCCCGCCATTGTACCGAGGACTCGATGCTACTCCACCACTCCATCTACGCGGAAATGCCCAAAGGCTTAGGCTTTTTAGGAGCTACCTATGCCGACGCTCCTAGTTGGAAACAAGCCTACGGCCACGGCGAAGCCAATCTCAAAAAGGACGAATGAAACCATGACCCAAGACCCCACACCCGCCTCCACCCCCCTTTACTACATCAAACTCCTTTGCCTTGCCTATGACGGCCCGTCAACCTCTTACGATGGCCGCTATCTCGCGGCCTACGATCCCACATGGAACTACGACGCCCCGCCAAACGGCCTTCTCATCATGAAGCTAGAAACTACCCAAGACCCCGCCGCGGCAATGAGCTTTTCCTCTATAGACGCTGCCTTTGCGTGCTGGCAGCAAATCTGCCCCAACAACCCCATACGCGCCGATGGCAAACCCAATCGCCCGCTGTCGGCTTTTACTGTGGAGGTCATCCGTTGCCCCTAATCGCCGCTCACACCCTGGCGCCCGACAATTCCGACGTTCAAATCTACAATGCCTATGACTGCGCAATAACCTACGAAGTTTGGCAGAACCTCCGGCCCCAAGCCTCTCAGGCCGGCCCGTTGTATGCCTTTGAGATCGCCCTTCAAGCCCCCGTCCTCGAAATGATGACCCGTGGCTTCAAAGTCGATCCCACAGCTCGGGAAAAAGGCGTCTACCTTCTCCGTCAACGCCTGGCCCATCTCAGCAACTACATCGATACTCTCGCCGAGGCCGTTTGGGACTACAAACCGCCCGTCCCCAAGGACCTTCACTATCCCAAACCCAAACTCCTGAACCCCGACTCCACGACACAACTCATCAAGTTTTTCTACAACACTCTAGGAATCCCTCCGATCCTCAAGTGGCACAAAGGCGAAAGCAAAACGCCTATGGACCGCGACACCCTAGAAAAGCTCGAAGTCTATTTCCTCGCTCGGCCCATCGTCAACGCCATCCTCGAATACCGCGATGCCGCCGGCCAACTCGAAGTCCTCGAATCCGAAGTCGATGACGACTGGCGTATGCGGACGACCTACCAAATCGCCGGTACAGACACCACCCGCTTCAGCTCCTCCAAGTCCATCCTGGGCACAGGCCGCAATCTCCAAAATATCGAGGAAGCGCTCCGCCACATCTTCATTTCGGACGAAGGCTTCAAACTCTATGGCATCGACCTCGAACAGGCCGAAAGTCGAGAGGTCGGCCTGATGTGCGGCCTATTATTTGACGACTGGACTTACCTCGATCTTTGCGAAAGCTCGGACCTTCATACCGCCGTCTGCCA